AAAGGATGCGCTGGGATTCTGAGGTCCCTCGCGCATTCGCGGGCAACTCCGGTGTCCAGGTTAATAACGCTAGAAGAATCGAGTGCCTTTCGAGGGGTTTTGAATTGCGACGAACATACGGTTGAAGGGTCGAATACGATTAGAGCTCTGCACACGACTGGGCGAGATGCATAAATCTTGCAGCGTTTATCCTCCGATAGAAACACGCAATCTAATTCATAATCCCGCCATTGCTCGGCTGTTAGGATTCCGCGATCCTTGATCTTCCAGAGTTGTTTTTGTACTTTTTCTTCGAGCGTCTTGAGAGATCTAATCGATGTGATTCTGGTATATATGATGTATAGGGCTTCCGGGAGGGTCATCATCACAATTTCTCGGCAGCAGTGTGCGCACCCTTGTAAGCAGGTTGGTGTGCCGAGATTATTGGCGCCGATCTTGGAGATCCAGGTGTCGACAGTTTTATGGAGTTCCTCGTAGACTTCTACGGCCTCTTTTACTTTTCTGTGCCCGCTAGACATGGTTCCCTTGATTATGCACTTCGGCTTGGTTTGAACTTAATTATTTAAACGCGATGAAAGTTTTCAGTAGTTCAACGGTTTTTAGCGTGATGATCCAAGTTTCCGGATGGTCTTTGCACAGCTTTGCCAGATCGCAGAGGTCGCGCGTAGCCGCCATGAACTCTTCGAGAGATCCTTCGGCTTTATCCAGTTGGCGGCGGCGTATCTCGCAGCGCGCTCGTTGATATGCTAGGTGTCCTTTCGCCCAAAGCTGTCGCGCAGAGGTTGCGTTAATCTTCGCCGCGATGTTGTGGGTCCCGCCCGTCAGTCTATCGATATCGGCGGCGAGCGTGATTATCTCGGGGAGCTTATCGGTTTTCATGCGTCAGTCCCGCGCGACCCCGGAATTGCCGAATCTGATGCTTGGGCGCGCGCGCTCGAATACGGGTTTGGCAATCTTGCTGTCCAGATGCCCCGCGAGTGCCTGTTCGATTGTTGCCGTGGGTTCTGCCGCTAATTCCCAGTCTAATCTTCGGGCTTCTACGCGAAGTTCCCCGATATTTGTCAATGCAGAGGTGAGGTTAAAATCAACGTCGGCTTCTACTAAAGCGCGTTCAGCGGCCAGCAACGCTGCGTATGCGCGATCTAGAATTGGTTTGAGTGTCTTCTGGGTGTCGTGCCCTAGATTCCGGAGTGCTCTGGAGAGTCGCCGAAGTTCTGTTTTATGCGTTTTTAGTGTTACCATTACTTTCGAGTCTAGCAGTACTAGGTTTACAGTGCTACTTTACGGGTATGCGCGCATCGTCGCCGGTAAGTCAGAGAGATCAGGATCCGCAAGCTCTTGCGGAGTCCGCTCGCAAGGCTAGGATCGTTTATGCCAGAAAAGACGTCAATACGTTCATGGAGTTTGTCCTTCGTGATGAGTACACTGGCGGGCCCGTAGAACAGGCGGCTTGCCATATCGCGTGGCAGGATACCTGCGACGAATTCGATCACGTGGTTCTGTACGCTCATCGCGAAAGCGGGAAAGCAGTTCCGCTTAATACGCCCATACCCACTCCTGGCGGTTGGACTTCGATGGGGGAATTAAGGATTGGTTCGGCCGTATTTGGCTCTGACGGTTTGCCGTACAAGGTTACTTGGTGCTCTCCTATACAGTACAACCGCGATGTGTATGAGATCATGTTTGATGACGGCGCGACAGAAATTGCCGATGCAGATCATAACTGGCTCGCATGGAGTGTGGATGATTTGCGAGGGCGTGGTAAAGGGGCTCCGCGAGTTGTAACGACGAAAGATATGCTCAAGCGTTTGTACAGGTCTGCGTCTAAAAGCAGGCAGGAACCAAAATGGCGTATTCCGGTAACAGCTCCAGTCCAATATCCAGAGGCTAACCTGCCAATTCATCCGTACGTATTGGGTGCTTGGTTAGGCGATGGAGCCGCCGCTTGCGCGCGGATATTTGTGCACGAAAAAGATCGTATAATTGCGGAACGCTGTATAGCTTTAGAAGGTGGTAAAAGCGGTAGGTGGCTCCGCGATAAGCGGAATTCAAATGCAGTTAGTATTAATATATGCGGTGATAGCGATAAGCACACGAGCCGCGATCCCATGCGATTACGCGCTCGTTTACGTAACGTAGGAGTACTAGGTAATAAACATATTCCAACACAATATTTAGTTGCTAGTGAATCTCAACGGCGTGAACTGTTAGCGGGGCTTATTGATACTGATGGTTACGTATCCGGTGATGGTAAAGGCAGAGTTGAATTTACCACCACGCGACAAGTATTAGCTGAAGGCGTGGTGGAGTTGGTGCGTTCTCTTGGATTTACAGTTACGTGCAAAGCGAGTAAAGCTAAGTTGTACGGTAAAACAACAGGAACGCGCTGGCGTATTATGTGGACGCCACACGAAGCAGTGTGTCGATTACCACGCAAACTGGCTCGTCAAAGGCTTGATAACGATCGTCGTTGGGTGCGTCATCGAGCGATAATTAAAATTCGAAAAATTGTCAGTTGCCCGGTTAAATGCATTACGGTTGCATCTCCCGATCACACCTATTTGCTTGGTAGATCCTACACAGTTACGCATAACACGAATCAGATTGCAATCGGAAGACCGCTTTACGTTCTAGGGCGCGATCCGAATACACGTATTGCCATCGTTTCCAATACGTACCATCAAGCAGAGAAGAACGTTCGGACCATCGCCGGGTACATCGCGCGTAGCGATAAGCTCCATATGGTATTCCCAAATCTTCTCCCTGGGGAACCGTGGACGTCCTCGCAAATCACGATTAAATCCGACAGTTTAAAACGCGACCCATCGGTTCAGGCGGTGGGCGTGCACGGCAATATTCTTGGCGCGCGTCTCGATTTGGTTATTCTCGACGATGTGCTCGACTTCGAAAACACACAAACTCCTAGGCAACGGCAGGATTTGTGGGATTGGTATCACGCGACGATTACTGGAATGTTGACGCAAAACGCGCGTGTGATTGTGATCGGTACCGCGTGGCACCCAGAGGATATGCTGCACCGCTTTGTTAAACAGCCTCATTGGAAGGCGCTGAAGTATCCTGTGGAGGATGAGAAAGGGCGCCCGTTGTGGCCAGAGCGTTGGCCTAAAGATCGCATCGATACGAAACGTGTGGAACTCGGTCCGTTGGAATTTGCTCGGCAGATGATGTGCCAGGCCCGCGACGATTCGCAATCTCGCTTCTCGACTGAATGGATTAACGCCTGTCTTGAAGCGGGCTCCGAGTGTCAGGTGGCAAACTCAGCCCGCGATTTTTTCCAAAAGCATCCGCAACTTTTTATGCCCGAGTGGATAAATGATGAGGACGATCCATTCGAATCGCAAAGTGCTCAAGATACGATCGAACGTATGGGGTTGCTCGGCCGTTTTTACACGGGTGTCGATATTGCCGTGCAGCAGCATTCAGATGCGGACGAAACCGTCTTGTTTACGATTTACGTCCATCCGGATGGACGTCGGCAGGTGGCCGAGATCGCGGCGGGTAAATGGTCGGGTCCGACGATAGTTTCCAAGATCATTAACGTGCATGAGAGGTTTGGTTCTATTATCGTTGTCGAGAATAATTCGAGCCAAGATTTTGTGCTTCAATTCGCGCGCGATCGGGATGTTGTTTTACCCTTGCTCCCATTCACGACTGGGAGGAATAAGATGGATCCCGCGTTCGGTATTGAGTCTATTGCCGCGGAAATGGCCAACGCTAAGTGGATCATCCCAAGTGTAGGGGGCGTTTCTGTTGACCCGCAGATCTCGCTTTGGATTCAAGAAATGCTTTATTACAGCCCTCGCGCGCATACTGGTGATCGACTTATGAGTTCATGGTTCGTACGCGAGTTAGCTAGACGCGCAACGATGGTATCCAGTACAATGTCGATACGCATGGTAGGGTAACTACGAATGACAGACGATCTGAAAATCCGCGAGTTGGTTTTAAAGGCTACTGTTGCCGGGTCCGACGTCCAGGTTTCCGCGGCGAAGCCAGACGCCGATAGCGAGGCTTTGCAGGCGGTGTTCGGTAAAGTTGGCGTGCTTTCGCCTCCGTACGATCCGATTACACTTATCAGGATTTTTGAAAATAGTTCGGCGCTGCCACAAAACGTCGGAGCGTATATGACTAACGTTGATGGGTTGGGGTTTAACCTCGAGCCCGTGTTCGCGTTTGACAGCCCGGATGTTTTTGAAAAGGTGCGCGAAGCGATGTGGCTCGGAAACGAGAGCATTGCGCCAATGGACGGGGTGGAGGGAAATAGGATTCCGGATGACGCGGAAGTTGAAGCTATGGTGACAAAACTGAAGCGGCAGGCGCGTTTGGAGGAACTCAAGCTGACACAGTTCTTTACGTTTTTGAATCCAGATGGTTCGTTTACAAGTCTTCGCCGCGCAACACGGCAGAACTTAGAGGTTACTGGTAACGCATATTGGGAAGTGCTGCGTAACGGTGCGGGTAAGATTGCGAGGATGGTGTTGGTTCCTTCGACGTCAATACGATTGATGTCGTTGGATAAGGATCCGGTTAAAGTAACGGATCGCGTTCCTCTTGGCCCTATACATGCAGACGAAGTCGTACAGTATCGGTTCTTTCGGCGCTACGTGCAGGCTATAGCCTCGAACGCGGTATACTTTAAAGAATTTGGGGATCCGCGCGTGGTGTCTCGCGATACGGGTAAGGTGTTTAAGGACCTCGCGGATTTTAAGGAGAACACGCGTTCTGGAGATGCGCTCGCGACTGAGATGTTGCATTTTAAATTGTTGAGCCCAGGGGAGGTTTACGGTGTTCCTCGTTGGACGGGTACGTTGCTGGCCGTTCTTGGATCCCGCGCGGCGGACGAGGTCAACTACGATTACTTTGAAAACAAGGCGATTCCTCCGCTGGCTATCCTGGTTTCTGGTGGGCGCCTCGGTAAAGATGACGTTTCCCGGATCGAGACATACATTCGCGATCAGATAAAAGGAAAAAGCAACTTCCATAAGATTTTGATCATCGAGGCTGTTGCTTCGGACGCGCAGCAACTGGTGGGGAACGCGCCCCTACCGACTATTAAGTTCGAGCGCCTATCTGATCAGCAGCTTAGTGAGGGGCAGTTCCAACAGTACGACGAGAGAAATATCGATAAGATCGGTTCTGCGTTCAGGTTGCCTCGTCTCATGCGTGGCGACGTACGGGATTTTAATCGTGCGTCGGCTATGGCCTCGTTGCGATTTGCGGAAGAACAGGTTTTTGATCCGGAGCGCCAGGAATTCGACGCGCTCATTAACAGACGTATACTTCCCGAGCTCGGGGTTTCGCTGTGGCGTTTCCGCTCGAATAGCAATCATACTCGCGACCCCGAGATCGTGGCCGCGATTGCAGAGAAGCTTACGAAAGCGAACGTGACTACGATTAACGAGGCGCGGAGAATAGTTTCGGACGTGCTGGGCGTAGCTCTTCCGCCGCTCCCGGATTTATGGGCGAAACAGCCTATTCAATTGACACTCGCGGGATTCATACCGGGAGGGACTACGGAAGAGGCGAATATAAATGACGCGCTCCGTTCGATGCTCGATGAGGCTAATAGTCAATCTGCACGACAGACGCGGGATATTGAGGGTGAAAAGGATTTGGCAATGCGCGGGCTTCAAGAGGCTTTAACGAGTGGCGTTGAAAATGAGGAGGAGGTTTAACGATGGGTAATCCTTATCGAAGGCTTTACAATACGGATGGTAATGCGGTTGTTCGCTCGGCACGGACGGCGGCAGATGCCGCTGATTGGACGCCTAATAATTTGAGCGCAGGCGAAATATCCGCGGGCGTAGTCGCGTACGATGTGTGTCTCGACGCGCGCGAGTGGTCCTCGGTGAGGTTGTACCCGGAATTCATTGGCACACCTGTCGGGACACCCTCGGTTACCGTTGAACCTCTTATTGCGTTGGATTCCGCTTCTGGGCGTATATGGTCCGCTATGTCCGCAGTGGCGATGAACGCGGGTAAGTATCAGGATGTCGTGACCAATGGCCACTTTGTAGCGTTCAGAATTACGATACTGGTTCTCAACAGTACGACCTCCGTTTCGTTGCACGTAACTGGCGGCGCCAAGATTTCTCGGTAAATTGTGTTTCAAGTTGGTCTCCCAAGGGTTGATTATCCAGAGGGTGTTTTAGGCCCGCCGTGGAGGATAATCCCCAAACTTCCGATCGCGGCGCTTTCGTTGGATCCACCCGTGCTTCACGACTGCAGCGCGGTCGCTGTGTTTCACGACAGGTTTGCGAGATTAGTCAGGTGCTCGTGCGGGCAAAATGCGGAAGCGCGCGCTTTCGCGGTTATGAAAGCTCATGGGGGTACTGCGCTCGTGTTGAAGGGCGCTATGCAGTTGCGCTCGGGGTTGTGGTATTGGCCGATCGTGACTAAAAAGGTGCTCGTCGCGAAGGCACTAGACCCTCTAAACGCGCGCGATCGCGCGCTCATCTCGGCTAGGCTGCATGCTTCTTTACTTCGCGCCGGGCGCGGAGAAGAGGCTAAGTACCTCAACAAAGCCCTCGATTCGCTCGATGTTGAGTGGGGCACGTTAACCGAGGCTCAGGCGAATGCTGTTGTCGCCGAGACGCGTGCGGCAGCCGCTACGATCGGCACGGGAGCGTCGATGGTCAAGGCAACCACATCTGCGGGTACGACGTTGTTATCGACTGCTGAAGCATCGCGTAGATCCACGCTTTTTGGAATTACGGAATCGTTGGCCCTTCCAGATCGAAAGGCGATCGTTCGGCTAGCCACCGATATGCCGTTTTTCGTGAGCGCCGATTACGGGCGAAGGGTGCAATCATGGTCTGATCGAGACGCGCGGGCGATCATCACACACGGCCTTCGGCGAGGGCTCGATGATATTGCGATCGGTAAGGATTTACATGCGGCGCTATCGACGCGTGTGACTGGAAGGTCTGAACACTATTTCAGGATTCTCGCGAATGCCTCGCTGGTTCGATCGAGTAGTTACGGGCAGATGACAGGGTATCGTGATGCGGGCATTCGTGCATACGAATGGAGTGCTATTGGTGATGGCGCCACATGCGATATCTGTAAATATTTGGATGGGCAGCAGTTCGAAGTGGCTGGCGCACTGACTCAATTTGAGGCTGCGCAATCAGACCCCGATCCCGAGGCGGGCTTGATGGGAATGCAGTCATGGCTCCGCGAGGTGGGTGGGGACATACATGTCGCCCCCGAAACAAGGGGAGGTCCGTTAGGACCTATAGTCGCTAATATTGTAGAGAGCGCTCGAGGAAAGGAAGATACTCGAGGAACGTATAACACCGTGACTTCGCTTACGGATACCAACGCGACGCAGACGCCACCGGCTCATGGTTTGTGTCGGTGTGTAACCAATCCGGTTTTCTAGGCATACTCGACATTTTAATCGCCAGGGGGTAAAAATATCATTATGGTGTACAAAGCTAAGGAAGAAGTTCTCCGGCAAGTTCTCGATGACACGCAATATAGGCGTGTGCTTTCTTCGTTTATCAAGGTCGTGCAGGCGTCGTTTCAAGAGGAGACGCGGCGTAGAGCCGTCTTTATCCAGATGAACGCAACGCGCGATGAGATAAAAAGGCGCACGAATATGTGCTATACGCTGTTTATGACTATGCGTTGTGAAGCGCATTACTCGTTGGATCATGCATTGGATGTGTTGTCCACGGCGTTGCGCTCTGAGCTTGATGGCGTTCGTTGGGAACCCAATCCTAATCAAATGGTGTGGGCTCCATCTAAAGGAGCTCGTGGATGAGTGACCTAGAAACTCGTCTCGCGAAGGCGCTGGAGCTCGCGGGGGAGACGCTTCGTTCCGTCTCGTCTTGTGAAGAGCCCGCACCCGATGTCGTTAAATTCGAACAGCCAAAGGGCAAGTTGCCCGCGCTTAAGGTTCCGGATCCCGACTTTATAGTTCAACGTTTAAAGGACGGTAAGTCCGCTGGGTTGCTTTCCCGTAAACGTAGGATCGCACGGCTTGGCGAACCTCAAGTGCTTGTTAACGAGATCGGCGTTGTTGAGGGTAATGAGTTGCCGTTCGCTTGGGCGGTTGTATCGCAGGGAGGTCCGATCGCGTCTGGGGATATAGCAGACGTCGATCCCTCTTTATTGGATGGTATCGATGCGTTCACCAAGAAAGAGTTTGCCGCCGAGAAGAATTTCTTTTATCTGCCGTTGGCGTTGCTCGTCTTATTCGATCCACCCATTGAGCTCAAGAAGCCTCCCGCCGGCCGACGTTTCGGAAGCGAGGTTAATTTCGAGACGGATGTCGCGAAGGCTAAGCTGGACGCGCTCGCGTTCATCGCCAGTCCGGATCCTGAGGAGATTCGTGATTTAGCCGACGACGAATTGCTTGGGTTGCTTAAAGAATTGCTTGGTATCTACGAGAAGGAATTTGCGAACACTGGGGCAACGCGCGCGCGAGGTTTTACGCGGGAGGATCTCGTCAACGCGTACATGTTCGTTGGCGAGGAATTAAGAAGCCGTGACAAGCTTCCGCCGGATTTCAAAGTGCTCGATCTCACGAAAGCGGACGCCGACTGCTTTGCTAAAATTAATCCGAGTGGCGAACGACGCCATGCCGACGATCCTATTCGTCTGGATGAGGTTCTCCAGCATTTTGAGAAACCCATGGCTCTGAGAATGCCCGCGGTGTTTTTGGTTGGGGGTGTTTGCAATAACGGGGTGTCGGATAACGATATCGACGTCCTGATTCGCGGGCCTATCGATGACGATACACTCCACACGATCAAGTTTCGTCTCGGGCGCGCGTTACCACCTCGAATATCCAAGCGCGTATCGTTTTTGAATGGCGAGACCGGGCCGTTTACAAGTCACGTGCCTCTTTACGATTTGGTTCTCGTGCCGCACGAGAAGCGCGATCTGATTGCGATGTCAGCAGAACCCGTGATTTCGCAAGACGATCCATTGTTGGATTGGCCAGAAAAGCCGGGTAGACGCCCATTCGTCGTACAATTTCATTTTAGAGGGGCTTCTCTGCACTGCGACTTGAGAATTCAAGTTAAGGATTACTTGATAGGATGGACCCTTGCACTGCAACGTGCTGGGACGGTTCCCGACGTAAATACTGTTGAGGCCGGGCGAAAGATTGCACGACTGTTTGACGTCGAGGGATCTGAGTTTACAAAGCCTTTCATTCTTCCCGATCGAATCTTCGCGGTGCCCAAAGCACGGCAACCGGTCGAGTGGTTAGCCATTGACGGCCGCGTATTTCCTCCTGGCAAGGTTGGCGCGACTTCCGAAGAGGATGGCGTTATCGTGGCGGTTTTGCGCGAAACAGGCGCGGAATGGGGGCTGCAGAAACCTCAAAGTCACGAATACTTCTTTACGGGCGATGATCGGTTTGCGGGGATCCTTTTCTTCCGCGCGTTGGTTGGCGAACGTGGGAAGCCGGAGGGCCTCGAGAATTTGACCCCAGAGGGCGAGGTGTTTTGGACGTGCGGGTTTACAAAATTGTTACTGCCCGGGGTGTTGAACGCGCGCGCGGTCGAAACGAAATCGATGCCGCCTATTGGTCAGACAGGAATGCCGGAGACTCTTGCGGAGGTCACACCGAAGGAATTCAGGTTCTGGGAGGCGGATACGGAGAAGGATGCGCTTGAGACGCGCGATGCGCTTGTGCGCGCAAAAGTGTTTCGGGATTCGAACATCATTCTAACGGATGCGGAATTCAGGTTGGCTACGACCAAACGAATGTTTCTCCCGTTCGACCCATCTGATGACGATTCAGTCCTCGAGAAGCAAGCGACGAAGGTTGCGTTCACACTCACCTGGCAATCTTTTAAGGGACAGACCGTAATCCGTTCGGTTCCGTCAAGGCAGGTATGGCACTTGATAATTGCCGATACTGACGATGTGGGCGTTACGGATTATGAACTGCAACGCGATCCTTTATCGGGTGAAGAAGCGATCATGGCTGTTGCACAGCGTGGCGATAAAGAGCTCCTTGCATTCGAGGGTGATGTCCCTCCGGGTAAATCTATCGGAGGTCGGGTTTTGAACGCTACGAAGGCGACCCCGTCCGAAATGCGGATTCAGGATAAAGGGCATGCGGAACTGCTCGACGATCAGCAAACGTTTAAAAAGATTCGGTTTGTGGGCGGAAAGTTGAAAGGCATCTTTACGCTGGTTCAAGAGGAATCCGATTCCGCGATTTGGCAGTTAATCCCCGGTTCCGATCCCGCACGCTCTATTCCGGAAAAGAAGGTAACTTCCGTCGACCACCAGTTTACGGAGGAGGAAGCCCGCGCACGTGCGCATCAAGAACTTGGCGAGTTGGAGGTCCTAAAGCAAGAGCGTACTCGAGAGGACGGTACTCAAATCTGGGATCCTAATGAAGTGGAGTCTGGCGACGATAATGGAAACGATCGCGCGCGACTGCGGCCCCCGGCAATCTTCTCGCACATGAAACCCGCAAATCGGAAGATGAACGTGTTTACCGATCCAGATCTGGCGGCGGATAAATTCCTCGATGGTCAGGATGAGCTTATTGAGGCTGGTGTGCAGGTAGAGCCGAAGTACAACGGGTTCAATGCGATCGTCGAACGTTGGGATGCCAAAGTTGCCGATGATGTTCCGGACGGAGGCGTCCTTATTTTTGCGGAAGATACCAAGCAGGATCGTGCGCCGACGTTACAAGGGTTCGTAAAAGACATCGAGAGTATAGAGGGTAACTTCATTCTCGATGGCGAGATCATGGGCGTTGACGAATCCGAAGAGTTCATTCCTCGTCGCGATTTGGCGGCGTTTCGGGGTGATGGCCTGGTTGATGATTCATCGTTACGTTATCTCGTTTACGATGCTGTTTACCTTCCGCGCGATGGCAACCTGACGCAAGCGACTACTGCGGAGCGGCGGCGTGCGCTCGAACGGTTTTTTAGAGAGCACATCAAATCACAACGGTTTATTCTCTCTCCGAAGAAAATTGTTCGTAGCCGAGAGCAGCTTCGCGCAGCGATCGATTGGGCGTCCGAACAGAAGGGTAGCGAAGGCGCGATGCTTAAGCAGGTACAAGCTACCTACTCGCTTGGTGGGGAAAACGATCTGTTTGGTAAAGTCAAAACAGTTCGCGAAGTGCGCGCGGTTGTCGTTGAGATTCACGATGTTAAGGACTCCCTGGGCATGTTTAATTTCACGTGTGCAGTCGGTCCGATTTCCAAAGCAGACGTTGAATTGTGGGACGAAGTCGTTTTGGTTGGTGACCAACCATTTGTAGTTATTGGTACGACAGGGAATCGGAAGCTTCCCGCCAAGTTGGGCGACGTGCTGCTCGTTCAGACTTTCGAACTGTTGTTAGAAAAAGGACCCCCGGAAAAAATTAGTTGGTTTGGACCTGCACAAGCGCTTGAGGTGGTAGATGGCCCCGCAAATACGCTCGAAGAAATCAAAGCGCTTCTTAGATCTGGCGAAACTAAGTCGTTGAATTCAAACGATAATCTAGCTGCGCGTCTTTCTAAGGCAGGGCATTCTATTCGTATTCTTAAGGCAGATACTTCGGCCGATACGGGTGGTTTAAAAGATGAGCGCTTCGTCTTTGGAGTCGTTCTCGTTCCTGACGATACTGATAGTCAAGGCGAGGTTTACACCGCGCTCGAGGTAGAGAAAGCCGCGTACGCTTTCATGGAGTTTTACGGCAACACTTTTAAGTTGATGCATAAGGGGCAACCTATAGAAGGTGTAAGGATTCTAGAGAGTTATCTTACTAAGGTTCCGGAGACTCATGGCGGCGAAGAGTTGCCAATTGGCACGTGGCTAATGGCGGTGCGTGTGCAGGCCAATGAACTATGGGAAGCGATTAAGGCTGGTACCTTCACTGGATTTTCTATTGGGGGCACTGCTATAAAAGAGAGGTTGCAGTAGTAATAGTTCGTGGATTACTCTATGTAGAGGTTTCGAACCGTGACGGATTTTTGGAAATCTAATAGCTCAATTGCGTCGGCGCTTATTGCGCTCGGTATTGATCCTAGTGCACGATTCAGACTAACCGATATAATTCCAGAAGAGATTTCGATCGTGAACCGGGCAGCTAATAAGCGCCGGTTCCTCGTCGTAAAGAAGTTAGAGGGAGCCCAACCTATGAAAACAACCGTAAAAAAAGCAAGCATTCCGAAGCCCGTACACGCAGCGATGATGCGGGCGCTAACAGAATCTCTTGAGCGGCTTGTGTCCGTTGTTAACGGCGTGAAAGGTGCCGACCTTACGGACGAGCAGATGGACCCGCCGATTCCCGCAGAATTAAGTAACGAGGTTTCAGCGATCGCGCAGATTCTAACCGGGTTGGTTGAGGCGTATCCGTCCCCGACCGCGAAGGATGAACTCGGCACTTCAACTGAGGCGGGTCCCGCGCAGTTGTCACAGCTAGGCACGGAGGCCGCGGACAAACTGAAAGTTTTGGCGGCAGCCATCGCACAGATCGCAGAGGCGGAAAGCCCAGAAGCTTTGGCGCTTATTGCCCAACGAATGGTCGACACCGCGAAGAGCGCGGGTGTTGTGGCGAAGATGCAGGAGTTTGCTAACGCCCTCATAGGGCTCGCGCCTGAAGCTGGCGCGCCGGCAACAACTCCAGTAGTTCCTCCACCGGATCCCTCCGCGAGCGCAGTTGGCGGAACGGTCCCGGTGCCCGCGGTACAAAAAACAGGCGCGCAGGCGAATACTGCGCCCGCGCAAACTACGGAATCACAGCCTCCCGCTACTACCGTTGTGGATCCTTTGGTTGAGCAACCACTCGCGGAGCCCCCCAAAGAGGACGAGAACATTGAATGCGACACGACCGTTGCGAAAGCCGCGGAAGCGATCGCGTTATCGTTGACAGAGGTCGCGAAAGTTGGCGCGAAGATGAGCGGCGCGCGTTTGCAACGTCTACGCATGGCGGCGCAGACGTTGGTCGAGTTGATCGACGAGCTCGGGCGTACGTCGTCCGAGAAGAGTGCGGGTGGTCAGCCCGCGGTACCCGCCACAACTCCACAGGCAATTACGCCGTCTGCTGTTCTGCCTCCGGCGGCGAATCCAGTTGCAGTCGTTCAACCGCCGGCCGTCCCTCCCGTGGCGCAGCCCGAGATGGTGACGAAGGCAGAGTACGACGCGCTGGCAAATAAAGTGAACAAACTCTTGGAACAGCCGGTACCTCCGGCGTCCAGGCGGGAAGGAGTTTCTACGGGCGCGGGGCATAAATCACCGACCTCGCAACCGACGACCAAGCGGTCTTGGATCGTTTAACTAGCGTTCGGTGATAGAAACCAGAATTGGGAGAAACTACGATGCAAGAAAACAGAAGCATTATCCAAAAAGCAGATTTTCTCCTGGCACAGCTCGCGCCCGGAGGTCTGCTACTACCCGAACAGGCAAGACAGTTCGTTCGCCTGTTGATCGACAAAGCCGTCGTGATGCCGCTGATGACGGAAGTCAGCATGACATCCGCAAAGGTGCTCAAGGAGAAAGTACAGTTTGGTTCGTCCGTACTGCGTAAGGGGACTGAAGCCGTAGCGCTTCCGCTTGCTGATCGCAGCCGTCCGGATACCTCGAAAGTCGAACTGGACGCGCAGCTCGTGAAAGCGGAGTGTCGGCTCTCCTTCGAATCGATGGAAGACAACATCGAACAGAACCGATTCGAGCAAACCGTTCAGGAGATTCTTGCGGATCGTATTTCGCTGGACCTCGAGAACCTTGCATTCAACGGAGACACCACTTCGTTGGATACGCTGCTTATGACCTTGGATGGCTTTCTCAAGCAGGCGACTACGAACATCGTTCCGTGCGGAAGTGCGACTCTGAGCACCACGGTTCTTAAGGATGTCCTTAAGACCATGCCCAGTGCCTTCCGAATGGATCGACGAGCGCTGCGAAATCTCACAGCCGATGAAGCCGTGATCGACTATCACGACGATCTCGCGCTGCGAGAGACTACGCTTGGGGACGAACACATCCTTTCCGGCGAAACGCGCGGATACGGCGGTATTCCGTTGCTCGGCGTGCCCGTATTCCCGGTTAATCTGGGAGGCACAACCGACGAGACGAGCCTACTGCTAACCGACCCTGCGAACATGCTTTTCGGTATTCATCGGCAGATTCGGATCGAAACCGACAAGGACATTTCTGCCGGCGTGTACATCATTGTCATGAGCGCGCGCGTGGATTTCAAGTTCGCGCACGAACCTGCCGTCGTGAAAGCGACTGCTATCAAGGCCGTCTAAGTTTAACGAGGCTTGGACAACTAAGGTCAATTAAAAAAGTTTTACTTCAGGAGAAAATTCCATGGCAATTACGATTAACAGTTCTTCGGTCAGTCACCGGCAGACCAAGGCTCCCGGTTATTGGGTCAAGCTCAACGTGACGCTCGATGCGGCATATCCGAATCCCGTGGGGTATTCGGTCGTGAGCGCGTTGGGTGGCGGAACGGTGAAGTTTTCGCAGGTCGTCGCGTTTGATGATGGCGCGCTGAAGTTCCTCAGGGTCACAGTAGACGGGACGTTGCATGTTTATGCGGCTTCTGCCAACGGCGCGCCCGGCGCTGAAGCCGCAAACGGGTCAGATCAGCACCTTATCGCGGCAGCCGAAATCTCGGTGTGGTGCGAATAGGGAAACCTCAATCATAATACCTAACCGTCCTAATTAAGGGACGGTTGGGTGTTAGGGGAAGGATAGAGTCATGATTTTAGAAACCGTTAGATACGTACGCGTTAAGCCGTATAACCTACGCCAAGGGGCGCTCGCGAACCGTGTAACGGTTGGCGGTAAGATGTTCGAGGCGGGCAATTGGTATAGGGTTGCGGAAGACGCAGCTATCAAGCTCGCTGAACTTGCGCAAGCCACTGGCGTTCCGTTTTTCGATGTTCTTACGGAAACAGAATACAAAACCGTTTTCCAAAAGGATATGCGGGCCGCAATGGCTGCTGCGGGATTTCAGGGTTTATCTCTCCCGGAGGGCATTACAAATGCGCACGTGAAAACACATCGAACTGGTCCCTCAAAAAGTGAATTCGATGGCCTTGCGGCGCAGGTTGAAGATGTCGACCACTCTCACGCGGCACAGCTAATTTCGGAGGTTGCCCCCTCTGCGGCTCCCCTAAAACAAACGGACATCGAAGCTATGAGCATGCAGGAGCTTAAGGATCTCGCAGTTGATTTGGGCGTTGGCGTTAAATTTGGAACGTCGAAGGAAGCCCTTAAGAAGCAGATCAAGTCGGCTTCAGCCAGATAATCTTGGCCTCGATCGGCTGCGCTTCTGCGCTGACTGCGAACTCGCCCAACCTTTGTTTGTTTAATCGCACGAAGGTGTGTGTAAGGCAAGGATTTAGATTCGAGCACCCGGGGCAATTTTAGCGCAACGCGGGGGTTTGGCGAAGGGCGCGTTGTTTAATTTTTTCGGGCCGTTCCCCCCCAGTAGGTTATCGTTACATTTACACGCATCAGGCAGCGTGATACGTTTCTGTTTAGTCCTACACTAATCACGGTTGTAATTACACGTACCGTGTTTGTTCGACTACAACAACCCAAGGAGATCAATCCATGGCACATCTACAACGTTTGAGAATGAGAGCACAATTTGGCGCGGGGAACGCGATGCTTAAGGCCAACACGGGTGGCATAGAAGCTCGAAACAAAAGCGATTCTGCTTTTGCTGTAATTCGAGGAGCGTCGCCTGTTGGCGATGACGATTTGGTTACGAAGCGCTGGTTACAAGTTCGAGATGGTGTTGTGACGGGGCAAATCAATGGCGGAAGCCCGCCAGCGGTCGTCAACGGCGCGATGTACATCTGCTCGACGGCGGGCGGGGTGTATGTTTTGAAAACCTTATACCGTGGCGAAAGTGGTGCATGGGTTGCTTATACTCCCTATGAGGGGCAAGTGATCAAGACCACGGACGCCCTCGGTGGTGGTACCAGAACTTTCTTAGCTGACCACATTTACATATGGGACCAGGATACAACCGAGTGGCTCGACCAAGGCTCGGCCGCCGATCTCACTGCGCATACAGGATCAACAGCGGCGCATGGCGCGACGGGCGCTAACGTTGGAACGACGAATACTCAAACGTTGACGAACAAAACGCTTACAGACCCGGTTTTGAACGACACCGCCGGACCAACAAAGCAGGCGCACTTCGTCATGTCGAGCATTACGGCGGGGCAGAACCGCGCGCTCACGCTCCAGGACAAGAATATTACAGTCGCGGATGACGCCGACTTGGATACGCTTTGCCCCGGCATCCCAATGATGAATCGCTTGCGATTGCTAGGTGCTCCAGGCGCGGCAGTTGAGGGGAACACCGTCACGGTCGGCGCGGATGTTTACGAGTTTCGGGGGAGTACTCCACCTGCTGGTGGGACTGCTGGACGGATTTGGGTTTACAACGGGGCAAACTCAGCAGCATCCAGAACGAATCTGATCGACGCGATCAACGGCGTTGTCGATGCCGCGCGTATTACGAGAGACGGAACCAATACCGAACTGGTTATTGGCGCCGCTGGGATTACAACTGGAGATGTCCTCGTTCGATCGGCCGTGTCTATCGGAGGGACGCCGGCACCATCGGCTACTCCCATCGCGTGCGCGGAGACGCTGGCAACAGCCGCTGACGTGTGGGATGCGGCAAATACCTATAGCGGGATCGCGCAACAGCCAAGGCAAACTGCGGCGGTTGCAATTACGCTCAGCGCCGAGATGATCGCCAAGGGTAACATTCAGTCGTATTTCAATTTCACCCCGCGATCGGCCATCGTCGTTAACAGATCCAGACCGCAAAACGAGGTCTATACGATTACCGGAAACGCGGTAAGTTTGACCTTGGCTGGAGGAGCAAGCCCGAATAACCAAGCTGCGGATGTAATCGACATCCTCGCTTTTGCGTAATCAGTTAACACATGAATTATGCGGAAGTCATAGCACTAGCCATTGGCGCTATCGATGGTTTTAACCGTGACTTCCGCACACACACTCCATTCGTTAGCGGGACTCCTCGCGCTGTAGTTAATGGGTTAATTTATAATCAAGAGGATGAACAGTTTGGTTTGGTCGAACTTTCTGGCGATGAAGTTCGGCTTAACGTTGCGCCTAAAACAGGATTTAACGTGCAGTTCTTTTATCGAGAAATTCCCGTGGACTGCAGCCCATTCGATCCAGATGGAGTGCTGCCGTAGTTGAGGTTATACGATGCCAGAATTACCTCGAGGCCAGGCGAATACCACAGATAACATTAATTGGTTTACCTCTATTGGGGGTGTTAAAACCGATATGTTTCTTGTGGAGTTTCAAATCCTTTACATCGGCGGGGGCCTTCCGGGCATACAGGTGTTTCCTTTGGCGGGTTGGGAGAATGTCACCGCCGCACCAGGGCGCTTTGCCACAGGATCCTATTACGCTTACGATAATACGGGTGCGCGCGGTTGGACGCCCGATCTCGCGGCTACGGTAGGAACCTACAGAATCAATTGGCGTTGGAAGTACCAATCTGGTTCCGCGTACCAAACAGGCGCGGAAGACTTCAGCGTGTTGCTCGATTCGTCGGGGTCCCCTGGTTACGAGGCGATGTACTGTACTGTCGCGGACATGCGCGACGAGGGCGTTCCATCGACAGGGGTAAATGCCGTAACCGACGCGCGCCTTGAGATTTTGATTCGGCGTGTTTCGCAGATGATCGACCAGTATACGAATCGCTGGTTTGAACCGCGCAATATGACATTCAACGTGGATGGATTGGGGACCGAGATCTTGATGCTCGAGCATCCGATAATTCAAGTGACCGCTGTCTCGGTAGACGACGTGGAGATGTCCCTCGACGATTTGATTATTTATAATAGGCACGTCACGCAGAATCTTCGCAGTCCCGATGATCGTGAAAACCCTAAGATCGAGGTAAGGAAAGCATTTGAAGGCGAGTTGGAGTTCTTACTCGGAATGGGGATCTTCCCAAGGGGTCAGCAAAACATCGAAGTCGTCGGGGTCTTTGGTTATACCGACCACGATGGATCGGTCACCGGTGTGACGCCTTTGATGATTACCGAAGCTGCAAAATGGATGGTGTTGCGCGAGCTTACACCAAAATACAGCGCTTCCGGTGAAAGCGAGAGTTGGCGGGTTATCAGTCAGCGCACGCGTGATCAGGCGATTACGTATGCTAATCCCGGGTCTTTGGGCGTTGTGGGTGTTGGTTGTTATACGGGCGATACTAAAATCGATAGGATTCTAATGCAGTACGCGGCGCCGCCGCGATTGCGATCGGCTTAGGAATGACACGTGGACGGCTCATATTCAGGTACCTTGCCGACATTGCGTCTTTGAATACTGTTGGAACTGCAGCTATCGTGGGCGGCGGTTACGACGACGAGTTCAGGGAGCCTAAGATCGTCGCGCCCGTAAGCGGTTCCTCACGCGGAGTTGTGAGCCGTGCGGAAACGACGATAACTTTACCATGCCAAATTGAACCGCAGGTTTTCGAGGATCTTCAGATGCTATCGACTGGGAGGTCACCGAATTCTACGCTTGCGCTGTGCTTTCACTTTAAGGACCTCGAGGATTTGGGTTTGATCGAGGCTGCTACTGGAAGGCCTAAAATTCACATCAACGATCGTCTCGATTCGATCCGAGATTTTAAAACAGGCGCGTTGATCGAAAAGATTCCAAATCCGCCGGGGTTCTTTGCTACCCAGGTTCAATCGAGGTCATTTGGCCTTACAGCGCTTAAACGGAATCTGTTGCTGGTTACCTTTGAAGAGCGCGAACTTTCGACAGCGGGCACCGCATGAGCATAGGTGTAAGCCGCTACGGCGATTGGGTA